AAAGGTTGGAGGATGAACGTAACCAGGCAATCAAAGAACGGCGAAAAAATAGAATCCTACTACTTGCCCCCCGCTCTCATGGTAAAACAGAACTAGCGGTAACATACGCACTAAGAGCAATTTGTTTAAATAGGGATGTTCGTATCTTGTGGATTTGTGCAAGCGCCCCCCAAGCTGAACGCCGTATGTCACGCGTTAAAGAACTTCTTAAAAGTGAAAAGATCATAGAAGATTGGGCAAGTGATTTAGATGCGGGTTGTTTACCTTTTGAAGGTGGCGGGGAAAGTTGGACACAAAGACAAATCTATGTAAAAAGAAAAAATCATAGCGTTGATCCTACGATTCAAGCTATTGGTTCAGGTGGAGCAATTACAGGGGCGCACTTTGATATTATCTTAGCGGATGACTTGGAGGATGATGACACAGTCTACTCTTTAACAAGTAGAGAGAAAACAAGGCGGTGGTTTCGTGGTACTGTTCAACCAATGTTAGAACCGGGCGGGCTGATGATTGTAATCGGTACAAGGAAGCATCATGATGACCTCTATGGACATTTAAAAGTTGATCCTACATGGTCGGTACTTGAGAACCCCGCTATCATAAAATGGCCTGAAAGCTATGAATATGAAACAAAAGAAATCAATGGGAAGGCAAGAATAACAGGGGTTAAGGTTATGGGTGACCCCGTCGTCTTGTGGAAAGAACATAGGCCTTTTGAAATGCTTATGGAGGAGCGGATGACCATAGGGTCGCAAATGTTTGCAAGAGAATTTTTAAACCAAGTTCAAGACGATTCGGCATCGGCGTTTAAATGGGAATGGTTACAACAGGCACAAGAGAGAGGAAGAAATCTAAGTTTCTATGAAATCCCCGCGCATATTAACGCTGAGCAACTTGATATTGTGCAAGGGTGGGATTTTTCACTAGTACAGAACGCCCAACATGCCGAATCAAAAGATAGCGATTTCACCGTTGGGACTACATGGGCAAGAGATAGACGAACGGGCGATCACTATTTACTAGGTTTATTTAGAAAGCGGGGCATGAGTACAAGCGAACTAAAAAACGCCGTAGTAAGAGAATATGAACGCTTTAGGGGCAAAGTTTACGCCGTAGCTGTTGAGCGTAATGCGTTTGGTGAATTGCACTATGTAGGGTTGAAACAAACTACTGATCTACCTTTGCGTCCACACTTGACAACGGGAGCAAAAAAGGCAAGTCCATGGGATGGCGTTACTTCTCTATCTGTACTTTTTGAGAATGGGAAAGTGATCATCCCTAGTAGGAGTACAATTGATAAAGAGCTTAGCGACCCATTGATTCAAGAACTTTGGGGCTTAGGTAGGGAAAAGCACGATGATACAGTCATGTCTTTATGGATTGCTCACTGTGTACTAAGAGAAGAAAGGTTTCAACATGTCATTAGTTTTGGAGATCGTGAATACATAGATGATCTTGATAACACGGTCAACGGGTTGAATGATCAAGAAAACAAAGATTTACATGAAATCTTGACAAGTTGGGATTTTGTAAATGATTTTGATGATGAAAAGTAATAACTACGTTAATATGATCTAAGATAGGAGTAAAAATTATGAGTTCATTTTATAAGACAACAAAGCTGACTTCTTCCACCGAAGTCATTTTTAAACGAAGCAACACAAGTACAAGTTTTGCAGATTACCCCTCAAACGCTCAAGTTTCTTGTAGTGGCTTGGGAATTGGTACTTTTGACGTGTATATCTTGCCATGCGGTGAATCATTGTTCAAATCGCATATTTTAGGAGCAACCCAAGACGATACTGTCATGATTGCAGGTAAAGACGCGCCTTTGTTTGATCAAGTGCAAATTGTATTCAATGATAATATGGGCGATGTTACCGCAACACTAACCACATGGGAACGAGGTTTATAAAATGGCAACTTTGTATAAAAATAAAGGTGGCATCCCTGAAACCGAAAAAGGACAACCTAATGGAGTTGCTACACTAGATGCAACGGGAAAAGTACCACTTGCACAAATACCCGGCGGTATGGGTCAAGGAACTGTTGATTCTGTTAATGGTGTTTCCCCTGATGTGAATGGGGATGTTGTGATAACAACTTCAAACATTACAGAAGGCACTAATTTATATTGGACTCAAACACGATTTAACAATGCTAGTTCTGACATATCACAAGCCATCACAAATTTACAAAGTGATCTTCTGGATGAAGTTACAAATAGAACAAATGCGGATGGTGCATTAGATACAAGAGTAACAAGTTTAGAGGGTGAAATCGTTAATAAAGCATCAAGTAATGATCTTAGTGCATTAGATACAAGGGTAACCACCGCAGAAGGCGAAATAGACACTTTACAAAGTGACATGCTCACTAAGGCATCATCCCAATCGGTAACAGACTTGGCAACACGAGTAACAACCGCAGAAGGCGATATTGATACTTTACAAGCGGACATTCTTACATTGACCGCAGGCGTTGATCTTAGAGCGCTAGAAGCTGATTTACAAAGTGAAATTACAAATCGAACCAATGCAGACAATGCACTTGATCTAAGATTAGACGATGTAGAAGCCCATCATTTACATAGCAATTCATATTATGTAAACGATGGTATCAATGATTTCCAAACCATTTTAACAGAAATCGGAGCAGATCAAGGCAATGTGATTTATGCGTCCGCCGGGTCTTTTGGCGGTGCAACCTTAGACATTACAAACAAAGTAAATCTAGGGATTATTTGCCCTAATGCGGGAAACACAATTTGCGAACTAGCGGGCGGGCGTGGCCTCTCTATTGGTGGGACTAGTGAACGCGTTCGCATTACTAATCTACAAATTGAGGGGGCTACTAGTATCACAGGCACAAAGGGACGGCATATTTTCCAAGGTGTTGATTTCCTTGGCGGGCTTAGTATTGATGGGGTAACAGATACAAGTTCTACATTTATGACATTCACCGATTGTGAATTTGCAAGTCAAAATGTACTGATTTCTAACATCACAAATTGCACAATTTACTTTAATCGATGCAATCTAAACAATCTAAGAATAATCCCCTCAAATGTTGCCTCACCCTTTTTAATTATTGTTTCAGAGTGTTCTGGATTAAACGCATTACAAACCAATTTAACAAGTGGTATTGCGATTGTTGGGCGTACAGGGTATTCAAACAATACAGTAAAAACATTCACTACATCATCAAATTTTATTAGTGCTTTAGGCGTTGAAACATCTTTTACAGGTAGCTACACCGAACTAAGGGATAAACCAACATTAGTCACAGCTAGCACACAATTGACCGATTCCGCTGATTTACTTAGAACCTCAGATAAAGGCGTTGCTAATGGCGTTGCGGAATTGGATGCTAATGGTTTGATTCCCAATCACCACATTCCACCGCTTGCACTTACAAAGCCTTATGTAGTGCAAACCATTGCAGAACGTGACGCATTAACGGGGATTAATACGGGCGATGTTGCTATCGTTGTCAATGATCCAACCCCCGCCAATAATGGCAATTATATCTATGATTCGGATGCACCTGGTTGGATTGCTCTTTATAATTCAACATCCCCCGTATCTAGTGTAAACGGCCAAATTGGGGCGGTGACTTTGTACACCGGGGATGTTTCAGAAGGGCAAGGGGCGCAAGGTGAGGCAAGTAAACTTTATTTTACTGATTCAAGGGCTTTGAGTGCTTCCGTAACAAATGATATTGATGATCTAAGCAAAGCGCCAAACGCCCCAACAGTCAAGCTATATGTTACAGGTTTAACAGATGCGCTTGATTCCCGTGTAGATACACTAGAAACTAGTGCTTTGACCTTTGCCACAACTACATATGTTGACAATGGTTTAGCGGGGAAACTTGATAGTACAAGCTACACCGCAAGCGATGTACTTACCAAGATCAAAACTGTTGATGGTGCAGGTAGTGGACTAGATGCCGATTTACTTGATGGCCTTGATTCAAGTGATTTTGTTCGTATGACAACTGATCAAACTATTGCAGGGGTTAAGACTTTTTCATCTTCCCCAATAGTCCCCGATCTAAGTGCTAATGACAATTCTACAAATTCCGTTAATTCAAAGTATGTAG